GGAATCCAAGGCTATCGCTTAATCCCTTATTAGACAGCAATATCGCACTGTCAGAGAACCCAAACTCACTATCGAATACGTAAACGGTTCTCTCTGCATTGACATGAACGTCATGCAGGTAAAGGTTCTTCCAGTTGACTACGCCAGTTACCTTCCGGAAAGATATCTGGTTTTCGACCGTAAGCGATCTGACCTTTACTATAGCCGCTATAGACATGGGTTAACCGAACTGTGATCGTACTTTGAACTTGAGCAGGTCCATTACTGTCTGTGTACGAGAATCCCGATCAGTAAACTCTATCTCAGCTTCAAGAACACCGCTTGATGCCAACGTGTCACTGTCAAATACGAACGTAACCTTTCCATCTGTCGGTGCAGTAACAGTCCCCACCAGAGTATCAATAAGTGCGGTCTGCCCAACAGCTCTAACTCGCATTCGCACAGAGCCATCGGTCAGGTCTAATGCAGCAAACGTAGCTGGATCGTCAGTATCAAGGACTGCACCAGCAGCGGCTGTGTTGCTATCCTTCAGAGTAATCTCGATCTCGGGAAGCTGATCTCCCTGAACAAGATCAATGGTCGTTAAATATGCCATTAAATAAATTCCCTCGATTTGCACGTTAATGAGCCACCGCTGAAACCGTACTTGACTTGGCGTATCACTCGACCCAAGCCCCGCTCAAAAAGCTGCTTGTTTACGGAGGCTGCGTTAGGATTCGCCCAAGGCTGAGATGCCATCATCTGTAGCCTATACAACGCCCCGTGAGTAATAACTTCTCGATACTCTTTGCCAATAGTGTCTGGAATGCTGGAGCTTGTGGATGTCGGCTTGACCGAATACATAACCCGCAGGCTCACAGGAGCTGCCGGTATCGGAGCAATATAGAAGTCTGTGTTATCCCTCTGCGAGTAGTAAGAAGGGGAGCCCCTCGTAGTCTCGTCACCCAATCGCTGTAACAGCTCACTGTAGCTAATAGGCTTTAGGGGCGTGGTATTGTCGAATATATCAATTATATGGTTAAGCTCTGTACCGGTAGGTAAAGAAACAGCGTACTCATTTACACCAGAAATTGCCGTCATGAATTCTGGCTCTGGCATGTACGCATCTGACCTGCCGCAAAACTCTATCGCGGAATCACGTACCGCCCTTTCAATCACAAAGTCAGGAGCACCCTGTGCTTCAGGTCGTATATAGAGGTTCAGGTCAGAATACTTCATTAGGCAGTACCGCCCGCACCAGCCATGGCGGGTACTGGAGTAGTTGCGCCATCAGCTTGAGTCTTTACACCCAGCGCATTAGCAAAGCTCTGATAGTGCATCATTGCTCGCTGTGCGTTACCAGCAAACTCGGAGTCTTTCTGGTAAGAACGATACAGCACATAGTCCAAGATGCAGTTTGCATAGACATCATCAAGACTAATTACTTGAGTGTCCGCCGCAAAGTCAGACACGGCTATTTCCGGAGGAGATGAGCTGTAAACAATCTCTAAAGAATGAGTGCCACTTGCGCCCTTCGGGTATACGTAAAAATTCTTGGGGTCGGCTGGATCGTAAACAAAGTGTTCAATCTTGTTTGTGCCAGCCGTGGTCTCGTGCCAGTTAGGTAGCGTCTCATCTAAGATGCGCTTCTGCACTTGAGTAATGGCTCTACCGCCCACGTTTCTTACTACTTCAATCAATCGTAACGCTGCACTTGGAAGTGTCTGCTTACTACCATCAACGCAGGAATAGGTGGTGTTTACCATCTTTGCATCAGGGCGGTGCAGCACTACTTCTTTCTGCGCGTCATTAAAGAACTTTAAAAGTTCAGTACTTGGAAACCGGACGTTCGTATTATCCTGAAGGATAATTGCAGCCCGATCTAAAATATCTACTACCTTAGTTGTCGCCATTGTCAGTCTCCCACTCAATTATTTGTAAATCGGGGTTATTTTTAAAAATAGGGTTGTAGTCGAACTCATTGCCTGTAATGACGTTTCTGACTCGCTTGGGAATCAACTCTTGTTCAATAGGCTTAGGGTTGGCTTTATCTTCCGCCAATCGCTTCACCTGTTCTTCTAGTTGAGCAAGGGTCAGTCGCCTATCTAGCTTGACGCTGTAGTCTTCCTTGGCTTTCAGAAAAATTTCGTCTTTCTTTGTGTTCGATTTTTTAGTCATGAATAACTCGCTAAAAAGGGGGAGGTTTCCCTCCCCCAATTATTAGGCGGTATCTTAGGTCCACTTACCAACGCACAATGCGTTAGGAGTGATTACCTTAGAGCCGTACACCTTCAGACCACGAACCTGATCGCCGAAAGTGCTTTCCATGCGAACAGTTTCAGTGTTAGTGAACTGTGACGCGAAGGACAGCGCTTTAGGGTGACCAGCCAATACGTGGGTATAACCGGCGTCGCCGCCAGAAGCTGGGGTGTAAACCATGTTGCTTTGGAAAACCTTGAAGCGGTCAACCATTCCAACCAAACCGTTACGGAGAGGTGAAGTAGCATCGCCAGTCAGGTAAGCCTGACGCAGCTCAGACTGCTTGAGCATAGAGATGAACTCAGGAGAAAGAACGATGAATCGACCTTCTTCTGGAATGTTCAGCTCATCAAGAGTCTTAGACAGAGTCAGAATTTCTTCCAAGATGTTAGATGAAGTGATCGTGGTCTGAGCACCGATAGTAGTGGCGCCAGTTACAGCGCTAGACAGTACGTCGGTCTCAACAGCGATACGCATACCTTCAGAAGCATCAGTAGATGCAGCTTCTAGCATGTTGATGTCAGCCTGAGCAGCCAGTACGTCGTCTACCTTAAAGCTGTAGTACTTAGCCTTATCGATGAGCATTTCTACCTTAGCAGTAGTCAGCTCTTGAGTAGTGATAGTACCAGCGTAGTCGTTGATAGTTACAGCAGGAACTGTACGTACAACGATCTTATCGCCTTGACCAGAGATTTCACCCTCATAGTCGGTGTTGCTGATTTCGGGCAGAATTGATTTGCTGTAAAACTTAGCCTGAAGGAGTTTGGAAAACACCTCTGGGATAAAGTTAACTTCAGATGTAGAACCCGTTGAAAATTGTGAAAAAGACATTTTATTACCTCACAAGAGATTAGCGGCGTATCGATCCACTTTCCATCGCTTTGAGTATTTCTGATTGATGCTTTTCAAACGTCTTGTTTGGCATCCTCATGATCTCATCGACAGTCCAGTATTTCTTATCGCCTTTAATTTGTGACTTTCGAGCCTTGGGCATCTTCGGTTCTGCAACCGTCTTCGCCCGCTCGAGAGCCTGCTCTTGCAGCGTGGGAGCTGGTTGTCCCATGTCAGCCTTAAACCTACTAAGAACCATGTTCACATCATTTGACGAACCCTCTTGTATCCAAGTCTTCGTCTGAGAATCTGCGTCTTCTAACCAGTTCAACCAGTCTGCCGTATCAATTAATTGATCGACATCAGGGTGTACCGCTCGTATTCGCTCAAAGTGCTCGGCTTGCGCCTGCTCTTGAATCTCTTGATATTTACGCTGTTCCTGATCGGCTAAAGCCTCTTTGGCTTTACCAACTTCATCCTGTGTTCTCTTCAGCTCATCTAGCAGTGGTCCAGCAAGATCGGGGTAATCCTCTCTTATCTGTGCCAGCTTGCTGTCATCTTTAGAAGATTCCACAAGTTGACCTTTTAACTCGGTGACGCTTCTGATCAGGTCGGCATTTTGCCGCTTCAAGTCAGCCGCTTCTTGAGTCGCTTTGGTCATTCTCGCCTGTGCGCCTTTCATTGCTTTCTCGGCTTTCGATAAAGCCGACTTCAGTTCCGAGTCCTCGCTGCGTTCTGACTCTTCTACTGCGTCCTCATCCGCTTGAACTTCAGCCATATCCGTGGGATCGGGGGCTTCTACTTGCAACGCTTCGGGCTCTTCTGGGGTGTCCTCTTGAGGTTGATCTGCCTCAGGGGTCTCAGTCCTACCTTTAGTCATTTGTTCGTACAGTTCTTTTGCTTCAGCTTCCAGTCGCGCTGGGTCATTTCTCTTTGACATTTTTACTTCCTTCGAGTCCCACATTGGGATATTCGTTAGTCTATTGCGGTTATCCTTTTAGGGGACCGCGCTTTGTCTAGAACGGCTTTTGCCGCTTGTTCAAGTTCAAGCATGAAACGAAGCTCTAAGAGCCTGCCCTGCTCGAACCTAAAATTTGTCTCGTCTGCTCTTTCTAACGCTGATTGAGCGCTCTCAAATCGGGCTTCAATTAAATCCGACAGGAGCTCCCATTCCGGCATCGCCCTGAGGCGGAGGACCGCCTGCGCTTGCTGCCTGTTGCATTTGAGCTTGGAGTAACTGTTGTTGCTGCTGCTGTTCAAGAGCCATCTGCTCCTCAGTCTTCATTATTTTGTTGGGGTCTATATCCATGCTTGTGGCGATCTCGCGCAACAGGTCGTTCTGCTTAACGACTCCGCCTGCGTTGTCGCCAACGATGGATAGGAACTGAAGCAGTCTCTGGCTTTGAATCTCTTTCTGAACAAGAGACGTACTGCCTCGCGCAACAATTCGCAGGTCACCCTTTGACTTCTCGTTGGTTCCAAACTCCATATTGAAGTGGAACAGGCTCTCAATCATGGGCTCGATCAAGAAGTCGTCGATGTTTTTGATTGTGCTTTTCAGTGCAATGTTTGCCGCACCCATAAGCATCGACATACCAGTCGCTGTCTTGTTAAGACCTGAAGTCTGCTCGCCGTGGGTGTAGCTCGGGAGCGACGTGGTCTCATCAGCAAAGCGTCGGAATATCTCTACAATCTGGTTCAGTCCGTTAGCATTCGCGACTGGCTGATACCATCTAACGGCAGGCATAGAACCGTCTCCACCCTCTCGGAGAAATACTCGCCAAGGGTGGATGTCTGTCGGGTCTTCTCCTGCTGCAAGCAAGTCTGTGTTTACCTCAACCATTGGACCAGACGACAGCGCCATGTTGTCCAGCCAGATTCTGGTTGCGGTGTTCATCGTTCCTTGAGAGTCGCGCATCATGCGAGGTACGCCTGTACCCCAGAACTGGTGCGGGCTGCGCTCATAAGGGAAGATGTGGTAAGGCATCTTGTATCCAGCGATAGGATTCAACATGACCTTTAATACTTTGCCGTCGCAGATCCAAACACAAGCCGAGTAGTCGTCTGACAAGTCAGCGTCTTCGTCCAGCTCTATGCCGTGCTCCTCAAGCTCGTACCCGTCTACAGTCCCCCAGTACTCCATAACAACGAAGCGATTTGATTCTGAGTTCTCATGGATTCCAGCAATTCTTCTGCGGGTGGTCTCATGATCCTCTTCAGTATGGTTGCCGCTGCGGTGAATCTTGAGTAGGTACTTCACCATCTCACCATCAAATTGAGGCAGGTCGGCGAGGTCTCGCATCTGTCGCCTAGTCAGAACATGGCGGCGGAACAGTCCGTCGCAATCATCTAGCGTCGTACAGTATGGGTCTGGGTAAAGGTCAAAGATGCTTACGCTCTCTACCTCAGGAGCAACAGTCTCAACCACGCTAAGAGCGTAGGCTTGCTCGCCCGTCTGAGGGTCAAGCATCTTGGAGTAAGACTGCTTCTTGTCAATTCTTACGGTGCCAGATTTAACTGCACCCGAGCCAAAGATACACGCCTCTAGCATGCTCTCCTTGAGCTTCATTTCTGCGTTGGTCTCAACCAGCTGATCTTCTATATCAGTTGTCATTGATTCCGCAGCCTGCTTCGCCACTTCCCGCTCAAGCTCTACGAACTCTCCCTCAAGCTCCTGCATCCGAGCAGCAACCAAGTCCTGATTCATCATCGGGTCTTGTCCGCTAGCTTGCATGATCTGATCCATAGCCATCTGGCGCATTTGCATCGCCTTCAAGGGATCAATCTGGGGGATTGGGGTTGGGTCTACAGAGAAGAATATGTCGCCATGCTGAAACAGCAGGTCGATAATTCTCGAATATGCCGCCATAACCTTGGTACGTGTTAAGCCGACAAACACTTTTGATCGTGATCCAGACGCTGCATTTAGACGTGCGAGTACATCAGGCTCATAGATACCCTGATACTGGCGCAAGTCTTTTAGCCACTCGTTTTCTGTTTCTTTACGAGCGTCTT